TTGGAGTCCGTGCCGAGGCAGATTTCGCGAAACTGAAACAAATGGGATACGTTGGAGAAGTAAAAGATGCCTGATGGCTATAATGAAATTTGACATTCATCCCGGAACATGGTACAAGGAATGAATGACTCAAGTCCACGCACTTCTGACCAAATGAACTACATCGGAGAGACAGACGGTGCCTGACGGGTACATTGGAACGAAGCTAGATACCGGCTTTTGGACAGAACAGGTCTCGAAGGCAATCGAGTATCGGAAAAAAGCTGCATATATGGGCTCCTGGGACAAATGGCGCAGCTACTATAGGGGAGACTGGTCTCGGGATGTCCAGCCGAGCAATATCTTCTTCAAAATGCAGCGTACTATCGTCCCTCGCATCTACTTCAGGAACCCGGCGATCTCTGTGAAGTCGGACCAACCTGGATGGGAGAACCAGGTCTTTGCTCGTGTCCTGCAGAGAGTGGACAACAAGCTCTTTCGCCAGATGAAGCTGAAGGGGCAGGTAAAGAAGATTGTCGATCGAGCCTTTCAGTTCGGAACCGGAGTAGGGAAGTTGGGCTTCGGAGCGCAGTACGATCCGAACTCGGACGACGCGGCTCCGCCGGGGAAAGGCAACCTCGCGAAGATCCGAAACACGTTGGAATATCACAGTCTAGTCAAGGAGAACATGCCCTGGTTTATGAGCGTGCACCCTGGGATGTTCCTAGTTCCAGCCGGCTGCGCGGCTATCGAGGAAGCTCGCTGGGTGGGGCACTGGGTAAGGCGGCCTACGACCGACCTAAAGGAAGACAAGCGATTCAAGGGAACCGATAATCTGCCATCGAGCAAAGGAGAGTCCCTAATCGATGATGAGATGGGGCGGCCCTGGGCTATCAGTGAGAATCTAACTGATTTAGTTGAAATCCGAGATAAGAAAACCGGAGAGGCGTTCGTCCTGTCTCCGTATGCTGGAGACAAAGGTCAGGTTCTTCTCCGTGGCTCTGATCCACTCCAGTATGACGGAGACTTCCCTTTCTATCCTCTTGTCTTTAACCCGGACGATGAGTACTTCTGGGGCATTCCTGATAGCAAGATCCTAGAGCCGATTCAGCTCGATCTGAACGAGACGCGCACTCAGCTGATGAAACACAGGCGGGCGACAATCGTCAAGATGCTAGCAGACAAGGGTGCTATGACCGAGGAAGAGGCCGAGAAAATGGTCTCGGAGGACGTGAAGTCCGTCGCCTTCACCAATGGTCCGCCGGCCCGAGCGATACATGAGATAACCTCGGGAGGAATTCCCCAAGAACTATTCAGTGCCCTCGACCTGGGCTATACGGAGAGCCGGGAGATCGTAGGCTTCTCTCGGAATGAGTTCGGTGAGTTCAAGCCCGGCTCCCATGCGGCACCAACGGCCAGCGAGGTTGCTGTCGTCGCTCAGGCAGCAGGTATCAGAATCGATGAGCGCCGGGACTCGATCGCGGACATGCTGACCGAGGTAGCAACGGATATGCACCAGATCGTCTTTGATAAGTGGCGCGAAGAGTTCGTGGTCGATATACTTGGGCCAAACGGAGCGCCGGTCTGGGTCGCCTTCCGTGGTGACATGCTGCGGAAGGGCACCTTCACAGTTTCGGTTGACCCGGAGAGTAGCACGCCGCAGACAAGGGATGTTCGCGAAGCGAAGGCTATCCAAGCCTACGGATTGATGCGGGAAGATCCTCTTTTCGACCAGACACGGGTTCGCCAGAACCTGCTCGCGGAGCTCCAGGGAGCACAGTACGATGACCTCATGTCCGATAACGCAGGAGGAAATCCAGAGAATCCGATGGAGATGGCTCAGTTGATTCAGATGTTCCAACAGGGCGGTGGACAGCAACGAGGACCGAGAGCAGCATGATTCTAAGAGATGTTATATGCAGGACGAACGATTGTGAGCAGGAGGGGGAGCCCATTGAGATTCTCTGTGAAGGTTCTGATCGAGCCTACTGCGCTTGCTGCGGCTGCGTGATGGAAAACCAGATTACAACGGGCAAGGCCATTCTGTTCCGCGAGGGTTGGTATCCGGATATAGATCATGTGCCTCTGTACATTCGGACGAAAAAGCAACTAAAGCAGGAATGCGAGCAGCGGGGACTGACCTCAATCTATGCACATGAATGGTAGTGGGGCAGTTCAAAATTTGAACTCAAAAGGTGATAAGGTGCCTAAGGAAGATACGGAGAAACGGGAGGAGGAACAACCCTTGGTTGGTTCCCAGAGCTGGCAGCCTACTGCGGTCATTAAGGTGTACCGAAGTGGGAAAATGAAATTCGAGTTCGCAGCAGACACGCCGGCGAAAGCGATCTCCACGGCGTCACGACAGATGCTTCGGGAGTTCCGCAGGGCGAGAATGCAAAACCACTGGGCTTCAGAGAAAGCACGGTGGGGAAAAGAAAAGGTCGATGACGCGGCCACAGGCAATGACGCCTCAAAAAACGACGAAATCAAACGAAAGGTCTCGACGGCCTAATACGGAGTTAATCAATGCCTTATGTAGATCCAAGACAAGCTGCGGTACAGCCAGTTCCTGAGAAGCCCAATGGTTCGGGGGAGCAAGTGGTTCCGACGGGACCCTCTGAGATCGACAGTCTCAAAGACACGGTAACCGCGCTTGCACAGCAAGTAAAGAATATGGCTGACAGCTTTGGAGCGACGGTCCAGCAGATGTCGGCACAGCAGAGCTCGGTTCTCGAACGCATGTCGGAGAGACCCGATCCAGGAGTAGCTCCACCACCGAGTCCGGAAAAACCGATGGTGACGACCGAGGACCTCGAGAGAATGTCTCGGGGAGATTTGGTCCAATTCATGCTGGAACGCTTCAACGAGGTTGTCGACGAGAAGTATGTGAAGCCGGTCCGCAGTGAGTTGGAAGAAGTTCGGAGAGATACGAGCAACTTTCGAGCGAGCTCGCAGGTGGAAAGAGCCACCGAGAAGTTCGAAGACTTCTGGGATTGGCGCTCCGAAATGAAGATGATGGCCCAAGAGCATCCAACCCTAAACGTAGAACAGCTATACAAGCTTGCCCGCCTGGGCAATGTTGAGAAAGCTAACCAGATGGACGAGAAGTACAAAGTTCTGGCCGAAGATCCAGAAAGTGGCGGGATGCCACCGTTGGAGCATAAGGATATGCACCCGACCGAAGAGAGGGCTGCGGCCCCTAGTCCGCAAGGCGAATTTGGAGGACTCCACCCCGGAGGTATGCAAGACCTCGGGAATTCAGGAGCGCTCTCAGTCGACGACGCCTTAGATAAAGCATGGGCAGATACAAAAGCCCAATTCGGGGACGATGCAGCAGCGATGTTGGGTCCCTAACTAACGGCCAAAACGGCTAGAGGAAATAGAAATGGCAGTCAGGACTCTCACCGAGTATCTTGATAACCTCTACACCTCGACTTGGCAGAATATGCGGTCCACAGTAACGGACAACATCTTTACTGCTACTCCCTTCTGGTATCTCCTGAAAGAACAGGGGCACCTGAAGAAAGTCGAAGGTGGACGGTTTATTACGGAACCACTCGAGTACGCAAAGAACGAGGACGTGAGCTGGATCAGCAAGGGCGGTACCGTCTCGCTGAACGACTACGAACGATTGACAATCTCCAAGTGGGATTGGCGCTACCTCGTTGCTCCGATCGTCCGCTTTGGGGTAGACGATCAGCAGAACCGCGGCAAGAATCAGATCTTTGATCTGGTCCGAAGCAAGATGAACAACACCCAGGAGTCTCTCATCGATACTCTGGAGACGAGGCTCTTTGCCGCGTCTGGCTCGGGTGCTTCGGAAAGCGGCGATGCCTTCGATGGTCTGCAACTCCTCGTGAAGGATGATCCGACCACCAGTACTTCGGTGGGCGACATCAATCAGAGTACCTACGACTGGTGGCAGAACCAGACGAAGAACATGACTGGCATTTCGTTTGCTACATCTGGCGTATCTTGGATGCGCAATATGTACAACAACGTGATGAACAACAAGAGGCGGGATGCCCCGACGTTGATTATCTCCGGTCAGACTCCGTACGAGTACTACGAGGACGAGGGCCTGGAATACTACCGGACGATGAACAACAAGCTGCTGGATATGGGTTTCCAGAATCAGCAGTTCAAAGGCGCTCCGTGGGTCTGGTCTCCGGCATGTGCAGACACGAGACTGTATATGCTGAACCTGAAGTTCATGTACTTCGCGTATGATCCGATGATGTTCTTCGACGCAACTGAGTGGAAGCCCATCCCGGATCAGGTGAACGACAGAGCTATGCAGATTATCACTGCATGTTCGCTCGTAACCAACCGGCGGAAGTCTCAGGGCGTCATGTACAACATTGACACTGCCTAACAGGAGGGGCTGACAATGAAAGGTATTAAGAAGGTCTTCGTTACGCCTCTCACCGAGGTATCAGCGACAGACAAAGAGGGCGTTGGCTCAGTTCGATTCGAAGGGAACAAGATCTACAAGTGGGTCAAGTTGCTGAATACGACTGCTACGGTTGCTGGTGTCGCAAATGATCCGGTCGCGTATGGTGCGGAGACAGGTGCAGAGAACAACCTTGTTGTTGTCGACCTGTCCGATGCTGATGCAAAGCCGATCTGTGCTGGTCAGGTTTTGGCAGCGGTCACTGGTACGGCAGGGACGTCCTACTATGTCTGGATCCAGATCAAAGGTCCGGCTGACACGACGACAGCTATCGCTGGTACTCCTGCAGATGGAGACAAGGTGTATCTCAGCGCTACTGATAAGACCTACACGGTCGGGGCTGCTGCAGATGATCCAGTCTGTGTCTATGTGAACGATGCGACAGCGAAGATCGTCATCCTAGACTGCCCGTTCTAGAACCTGGGCGACTTGGTGGGGCTTCGGCCCCACCTTCTTTGATCGAATTTCGAGGATATAGAAATGGCCTATACGGCAACAGTTACCGTTGCGGACAAGGCGAAGAGGATGGGGCCAGGTGTCCTTATACTTCGAGGCTCTATTGACGTAACTGAATATGCAGCTACGAAAGTGGCGGTAACCGGGATCACTGGACGCTTTCGCACAGTACCGACGGTCATCTTGGGCGGAGCAACGGACAATGGCTACATCGCTGCTTGGGATGCCACTAACTCTGCGGTAAAAGCCTGGGCACCGACAGCTGGAGATGCGGACATCGAGGAGTTTGGATCCGGTGTCGGGAACTATACAGCAGTCCTCACAGATGATGATTCTGCGGCGTCGAACGGAGTTGCAGTCTACGTTCATGTGGACGCTGCACATGAGGCACTTGATCGTAGGATGGGACATATGGAGTTCGTGAGTCCAACGGACACGGATGGGTCGATCGAGCTGTCGAACGGTGTAAACGCTTATACAATCCACGATGATGATGCAGCGGCTACTACTGGTGTCGCTCTGTACTTCGATGAGGATGCAACGGCAGGAAGTCGTCTTCTTGCGAATACCGGTTTCGATGTGTACATTCCCACGGTAAGCGGGGAGCTTCTTAAGATCACCGCCAACGCTGATCCAGGTACGCCAGGAGTACAGGTCTATCTCGATGAGGATGCGACCAACGCTTATGAACGGTTGCTCTTTGTGAGTCCCACCGATGCAAGTGGCTACGACTATCTAGGCGGTGCCGAACTGTATGCTTCCGCAGGTAGCGAGGCTCCCGACGGAACTGATGTCGGCTCCGTACCGTTTCTGGCAGTCGGAGCAGGGTAATGGCTCTAACGTGGGCTGAGATGAAGACGGAGATTCGAGGAGGTCTGGGAAACCGGACCGACTTGAATGATCGTCTCGAAGTTATCGGGAACATGGCTCAGGATCGCATTGCAGCGGTGGAGCCGTGGGACGATCTGCATCAGACCTACGAAGGTACATTCACCATAACAGCGACCGCGGCAACCGATAAGAAGTTGGCTCTGAGCACGGTGGACGCAACGTACGATGTGAAGGATATCTACTCGTTTCGAACGATCCTCGGTGACGGCTCCTCAAATAAGCTCGAACGGAAGTTGACCCGCCAGTTCGATGCGGAGATCCCCGAGCCGGAGTACCACGCGAGGAGAAAGCCGCAGATCTATACGAGATATCAAAGGATTCTCGAAGTTTGGCCTGTACCGGATCTCGCTTATGATTG